GCTTTGTCTGTTGTGCGATTGTTTATATTACATCCCCAAGCTAAATATCATGTTTGTTTCGGTTTCTTGCTACCTATGTTTGTGCAGGACCGTTTTTTGATGCTCGGGGTATTGCTTACATATCTTTATACATTATATATTATTTTCATGTCTTATGTTCATGTTGTGGAGCAAAATGTTGCTCAGCAGAAACAATCCGCATGGCACTCTACTCGAGAAGCTGCAGTTGTTACTGCCAAAATCTTGGGAGCTGGTGTCATTATTCGCACAGCTTACCATTTTGCTATGAAATATCGCGATTTTCGCAAATTCCGATCTCCTATGCCTGAACAAGGTTTTATTCATCCTACGGATGAGGAGATTGCTGAACGCGATGCCAATGATCTTACCCCTCAAATTGCTGTTGAACATAATTGGGCGACAGTTGAAGCTGCCCCATTACCAGCTAGTGAAAAGTCGAAGACTATCACTGAGGATGATTTGGTTGCCTTGTGTAAAAAGAATACAGCAGTCATTTTGGTCGACGGTACGCCAGTTTCTAATATGTTTTTCCTCCAGTCTAATGTTGCTATACTACCTACCCACCTTATTAAGCGTTGGGAGGACAAGTTGTGTACAAATGTACGTGGAGATGTAACAGCAATTGGTGGCAATTTCAAGAGTTATCTTGGCTATAAGCATAGTGCTCAGATCCCCAATACGGATTTGAGTGTTGTGTATGTTCCCAATGGCGGCTCTTGGAAAAATTTGACACAATATTTCCCCAAAGAAGTTCTAAAAGGAGATTTCGGTGTGCGTATGTGCACACGCGATTCCGCCGGTATGATTCACGATTGGAAAGCGTATGGCACTTACAGTCCCCAACGTTTGACCTCGTGTGATGCCTACGGTTATGAATACACTGTCGATAGTTTCATTGGCATGTGTGGAGCTCCTGTAATTGCGCAGAAGATTGCTCCCATGATCGTTGGTATTCATGTGGCTGGAAGAGTTAGCGAGCGCAAGGGTTTTGCGCCTTCTATCGCGCAATCTGATATTGAGTATGCTATGGAGGTTCTACAAGAGATTCCTAGCGTTTTAATTGGTGCTAGTGAAGGCACACTCAAACCGGAGATTTACGGAAAACCTATGCTTGATGAACAATCTGTGCATTTTAAGAGCCCCGTGAATCGCTTGGAAGTTACTGATGTCACTCCTAACATGGTAGTGTACGGATCGTGTTCTGGACGTGCGACATATTATTCAAAAGTCGTATCTTCACATGTATCTGAAGCTGTTGAGAAAGTTTGTGGTGTGCCCCAGAAATGGGGTAAGCCCAAATTCTCAAAAGGCAATGCTTTCCATGAGTCGCTGAAACATTCGAGTAAGCCATCTTGTGGGGTTGAACCAACACTACTTGATCATGCAGTTATGGATTATATCAAACCAATTTTCAAATTGTTGACTGATAGACCAAACCTGCGCAAGGAAATCAGACCTCTCACGCGTATGCAAACTATTTGTGGAAAGGATGGTGTCAAATTTATTGATAAGATGCCGCCCCTTACCGCAGTTGGAC